ACATCATCAAAAATTATGAGTCCGGCACTCCCATGAACGAAGTCGCTGACAAGTTTGGTGTCTCTCTGTCTTATGTCCACAAGACTCTTCATCTCAACAACGTCCATATCATTACTACAAAGGAGCGCGCTAAACTTGGGATTCTCCCTAGTAAATGTGGAATTACTGACACTATCAGTGCTGAGATTGTCAACCTTTTCAATACTGGAAAATCCACTAACGCCATTGCTAGTATCATTGGAGTTTCTCGTGGAGCTGTTGATAGACAGCTTATTAAAAACGGCATTCAACCCAGAACACAATCCGAAGCTGAAACCAACAAATGGAAGTCCATCAAGGCTACTAAAGGAGGTACTGAAAGGCAATGCTCCGCCGCGTGGGGAGAAAGGCGTGGAAAAACTGACAGTTTCGATGTTTTGTGTGCTAGAGCTATCAGTAGACAAGCTGACTCCTATAGGATTTTCAAGTTTGAAACTGAAATCTTTGACGCCCTTGTTAATGCCGGATTTCCTTGCACTCAACAACTTGCTGTCGGACCATACAATATCGATATTTCCATCAATGGACTGCCCATCGCCATAGAAATCTGTGGAGCACCCCCTTGTGAGTTCAACAAAACCAAGCTCAGAAAAAGAACTAAATACTTCGTCGATAATGGCTGGCTTGTTATTTTTGTCCGCTTCCATAGAAGAATTAGACATGTCATTACCAGCCACACAATTAAGCAACTTATCCCCTATATTAATCTCGCTAGCAAAGACAAAACCGTTTTCGGTAAGTATGGGATGATTATCGGTAATCCTGAGTACCACCCCGTTTCTAGTTACGATCTCGACGGCATTCCCTTTGTACAAAGCCCGGGTAACACCTAAAACATTCCCAGATATTTTAGTACCAGGTAAAAAACAATTAATTCTATCACCCGGTGCTATATTCTGATCTAGCGGCCATCGTGGAGCAGGATGACCCGCAAATTGAGAACTAAACCGCTCTTCCATTAATACCGTTTCACCATCCCTTGCCACATGCTCTGGCCTTACCTCAAAGCTAGAGTCTATCCATGTTTTATGTGTTGCCCCCGCTGATCTTGCTCCGACAATCTGCCCTATACTCTGAGCGGTACCAACAGTAGTTCTAGCAATTCTTAACGCTCTTTCAGGTGAAAATGCACCAATATCAATAAGAGCCTGCTGCATTTCATTAACCGTTTGCCCTTCTTCTTCACCATTAAGCACAGCTTCAAGAATAAGGCTTACCGTTGATTTATTGATTAATGATAGTTCAGTAAGAATAATTCCTTCTGCTTCAAGCATATTATCAATCATGCCTGATATGTTCGGGTCAATTTTACGTGTTTCAAAATCAACATTTGCCCCACGCTCATCAACCAGCACTGAACCAGCAAAGGTATAAGCAGAGGTTTTATAAGATGTTTCAATCGCTGCTTCCATGCTACTGCTATTATTTCCCAACACACCCGCAACATCTTCATTATTTTCCATTGCTGCAAATATAATGGCTTGCTGATCGAGTAATGCCTTATGAAACATGGATGCTTGTTTTTTAGCCATTGCCTCTTTTTTATCAATCTCCTGCTGTATGTTCCTCTGCTCGAACTTTTTTAGCATCAAAGCATCAGCCCCTCTTTTTTCAGTGACTATTTGTGGTTGCATAACTCGCGATTTATCCCAGCCTTCGTACTCGGCAACACCAAGCGTTAACATTTCATTAACCACACTGACTGGTACGCCCATATCAACATAGACCTTGGCTATATCAGCCTTTTCCTTTTGGTCTTGCTTTAGTGCTGCTATACCTGAAACATCGTAACCAATCTTATAACCATCCTGAAGATACGGGGCCATAGAATGATTAAGCGTATCTTTCAAATCATCAAGAATCGGTATTAATGTCAGTTCCCAAAAAATACGCATACCATTAGCTGTATTATTATAAGTGCTTGCTTCTTGCGATCCTGCAATTTGTGGCGGTATGCCGAATATTGAATATATTTCTTCACGGTTAAATTTCCGCGAAGTTATAAAATCCATTTCAGCCGGTGTCAGACTTAAACGCTGATACTTTGCATTGGACCCAATCACACCAATATCACGGGCATTACTCTTACCAGAAAACAATTCCTTAATTTTTTGCTTAATCGTATTGTAAGAGGCTGGGTCTAAATCTCTATCAAACGTAAACACACCGTCAAGAATTCCACGGTTTTGCATCGCCGCTTTATTCCAGTTCTGTTGCTCCACATCAATATCAACCGCTTTTGCTGCAACCTGTAATGGTCCAATTCCTTTAATTGGATTTGACGGGTCTATAAACCGAAATGAAATAATATTTTCCGGTGTAAACTCTGGTGAAATTAACTTTTTGCCTTTTTCATCAATTATTTCATACGCTGCAATCAACTCAGACGGGTCTTTGCTCGCCACTGGTGAAATCCTGTCTGGTGAAACAGGCCATAATTCAGCAACACCAGCAGAATCAAAAACCATTTTTACATAAGCTTCACCCGACAATTGCTCCCAGGCACTTAATAATTCAAAGAAGTCTTGCCGGCTAAAACTTGGGTTTGGATTTCTGAGCAATTGCGTTATGGGATGATCAACAATAATTTCACCCTCTTCTGTTTCAACATGCCAGGGGATTGAAGCAACATTTCGAGAAATCATTGAAACCGCTTTAAACACCCAGCCAGAAACTTTGTAACCTTCAGACACTGCTTTTCTGGTCGTCCAATTTGTCCAGCTTGCAGCCGGTGTTTTATATTGCTCAATATATGATGAGGCCATGTTTCTTTTATTCATTACTTACTCCAAGCGAATTGTAATAAAGGTTATTTTCTAAATATTCAATGACGGCATGATGTGGTATTCGTCTGTGCGTCCCGACAAGATAACACTCAAGCCCCTCTTTCTTTTTTGGTTGCCACTTCTCACACAAATAAATTACCGTACTGTTTGAAATGCTCAAAAGTTTGCTTATATTCCCAGTTGTGTAAGCTGATTGCTTTGTTACACCAGAATTAATCAACAATTTTTCTATCGCTTCTTCATAAATGCACATAATTATCCGATTAATATTTCAGTTGGTTTTTTAGCCCAGTTTAAAAACTGTGATGTACTATCTACCTGGTCGTCATGCTTTGATAATGGGAATGTAAAAAGCTCTGACTCATACTCAGCCAGCCAGGGAGCAACATCAGGAAGCCATACGCGCCCCGCTTCCATTACACCCGAACTTGAATACATCCTTGTTTCTTTATCAGCAGTTGGGTTTATTGCAATCACTGGAATAGTCGTTGTCTGCCTTAATTCTTGAATCAATGATTGCCCAGAGGCTTTGTCCTCTATCAAAACAACATCAGGATTAAATTGTTCATGCTTACTTTGAATTGCTCTTTTAACAGCCGGATAATCACCACGCAATACATAACAATCAATCAAATAATAACCATGATTCCCCTCTATCCATGTTGTGCAAACTGATGGGTCATTTATCTGATTAGTTTTAAATGCCGTGTCCCATGATTGCACCACTCTAATTCTGCTTTCTGGTGGCTCTCTATAGCGTCGATCAGCAAACCAAATAGACTTAATCATTCCTCCTTCTCTTGGTACTGGTCGCTGCATATACTGACCAGAAAACCCATAAGGATTAGACTTTTCCATTTGCTTTAGTTTTTTACGATCATGCTTAAATTCCCATAAAGGCTCGTCATTTTCATTTAAAACAGGTATGCACAAATTATCCCAGACCTCACCATTGCCACCTGACAATAACCACCCCGCTAAATCATCCTCATGTAACCGCTGCATAACAACAATAATAGGCGTGTGAGGTGAATTTAATCTTGACTCAATCGTGGACTGAAACCAGTCAATAACATTTTGTCGCCTTAATTTTGATTCTGATTCACCCGCCTTATGTGGATCATCAATAATTACGGCCCCGCCAAAATAATCTCGCATCTTTCCCGCGCCATAACCAGTAATAGTTCCATCTGACCCTGTTGCATATACAATGCCGCCATCAGTAGTTCGCCATTCATCCTTAGCTTTTGAGTCATCCTTTAACTGTACGTTTGGGAATATTTCCCTATATGCTTCTGACTGCACCAATGCACGGCAATGATACGCATTATTAGTCGCTAATCTTTTTGAATAACTAGCATGTATAAATTCACAATCAGGAACTATGCCAATGCACCAGGCCATGAAATTTACAACGGCTAATTCTGTTTTTGTGTATCTTGGAGGTAGGTTAATAACCAGCCTGTTAACCCGCCCCCTGAAAACGTCCATCAACTTATCGGCAATAACTCGATGATGCCAGTTAACAATAAATTTCTTATTGTTTCGCTCAAATCCCCATCGAGTAAATGCTAATAAATCACTTGCAATTGCTTGTCTGTCATCCATTCATAACCAAATCAAAAACTGTCTTGTCCAATCCATTATTTTGCTGTGCATTAGTATTATTGTTATTAATCACAGTTCCGCCCTTATCAATAACACCTAACGCTTCACCCGCTTTGTTAATTGCGTCCTGTGCTATCTTATGGTCAAGCATTGCAAGCTCTCTATGATTCTTTATTTTGACGCTAACACCAACCATATTATTGGCTGTTAACACATGAATCATTTGCAGATCTTTTGTCCGCTTGTTCACTTGTTCACTTATTGCGTTCACTTCTTGTTCACTTTTTAAACTAATCTCATGTTCTATATGAGCTTTAGTGTTCACAATATTCTCTAAATCTTTGT